CCCATACCCAGTACAGATCCTGCTCTGTTGCTGTGGATGTTTCACCTCTGTTGACTTTTAATCCTGTGTAGTTTGGCATACCACTGTTTGATGATATGTTCCTGTTTAATTCTATAATATTGTCTTCTATGGAAAGTGTTGTTGTGTTGAATACTGTTTGAGTACCGTCCACTGTTAAATTTCCTTTTACCCTTAGGTCGCCTACCGATGGAAGTTCTAATAATCCTGTGTCACCATCTAAAGTCATCAGTGTAACTGTTGATCCACCATCGTTGACTGTGAATATAATGTCTTTGTCCTGTGTGGTCTGTGCTATGGTCAAGTTATCACTTGACAGACTCATAGTGATGTCTGATCCTGCACCTAAAATTAATCCTGTGTCGTTTGCAATAGTGAATGAACTGTTTGTAGAATCATTCTGATCTGATCGTAGATAGCTTGCCGCCGCAACTCCGCCCAATGCATCTGAGTCTGTTGCTGTTCCCCTAAATTTTGCTGACGTTACAGTTGAAGAAAGTGTTACACCCTGTGCCACACTTGAAAAACCTGCCGCAACTAGTGCCACTGCATTTGTTTCCGACGAGCTTGGTGTGAATGCTTCAGCTGAAAGTATTGCAACTACTGTGTCGCTTTGTACAGCTTTCAATACAGACTTGTTTACACCAGAGGAATCCTGCACAACCTCTGACAACATAGCTGTAACACCTGATCCTGCTATCGATGTTGGTCCTATTAGACTCCAAACTGATCCTGTGTAAACATATAACTGTGTGTTTACTGTGTCGAACCAAAGGTCTCCCAATACAGCGTTTGTTGGCTGTGACGTCGAAGGGGTTGGAGAGCCAACAGGTTTAAATTTCGTACCTGTGTAGATATTAAGTTGTTTGTTAGTTTGGTCAAACCAAAGCTGACCTTGAATTTTGTTTGATGGTGCAGAAGTATAATTGAAGTTCTCTAATAGCTTGATAAAATTTTCATTTAGCTTCTCACCAAAACCTGCATAACCTTTTCCAAAGAGTGCAAGATCCGTAGTGGTAACATCAAGTGTTCCGTCTGCCAGTGAGACAATTTTAGTCCCAAATGTGTTGTTAATCTCGTAAGCCATGATTTATTAGTTTGATCCGTTGTCTCTAACTTCAATCAAAAAACTTACATCGCCTACTAACTTAATTAAAATAGTCGCTAGTTCAGGGGTCAGCATTTGATCGATTTTTGTCTGCTCTTCTGCTGTCCAAACTGCTTCATGTGTTTCATTGATGTAGTCTGCTACTTGTTCTTTTGTTGCCATTTAAATGTACTCCTTATGCTTATTTATTATGCTTTTCGATCTGCTCATCGTCTGAGATCCAGGTTAAATCCTTGGAGTATGAGCCGTCTAGATCCCTTAGGAACGTTTTGACGTTGCTCTCTGTTAGCACCATATCGTGATATTTTTCATACCGTTTGTGCAGTGCTTGTTCTTTTGTGGCTGTGTAAACTAATTTTATACTCCTATCCTTTGCTAGTGCCATTATGCCGTCTATACACGATTTTAAACATTTATGTACTTTTCTAGGTTCTGATTCCTTGTCTGTGACTATCCATTCCATGAAAGCGAACTGTGTTCCTTCTCCAAAATAAATCCCCCCAGCACAAACGGGCTTTCCGTCTATCTCGACCATTATCCCATCTGGTGGTAGGCATTCCTTGGGTACTGTACCAAACTCCCAGTCAGTCCACCACTTGACCAGTGTGTCATAATCCTTGTCTCTGTCCCATGGTCTAACTAGCATTTTTCTGTAATATCATTCTGTTAATGTTAAATGTTGATTCGAAACAGTAACGCACTGCTTCTGCCACTTCGTCTGCTGTCAACTTTGGCAAATCCTCCCAGAGCCCTTTCGTCATATCTGTATCTACCACGTCCGGACATATGTCATATATTGATAATGGTTTAGAAAGTAACTCGTCCTGTAGTTCACTGATGTATTGTATCAGTTCCTTTTTTATTTCACAGTACTGCACATACTTAAACTTGTCCCACATCTTAAATTCACCATAATCCTCTCCCTCGTCTGTACCTGACGTGCTCGTGATCACTGCTACTTTCATCTTGTCAAATGAATGTTGTCCGTATATCCTTTTGAGAAGGTTCAACTGTCCTCTGTCTGCGTGAGCATTCAATACCACGAAGTCACATCCTTTAATGCTTTCCATTATTTTTTCTTGATCGTGTATGATGTCAAAGCCGTTGCTCCTACTCATCCCGACTACTTCGTATTTCTTTTTTTGATACAGACTAGCTATGGCTTTACCAATTCCTTTGGTGTGTCCAATTATTGCTATCTTATTTTTGTTTTCTTGATTCATACACATCCACTAGATTCTCCAACCCTTCAAAACATTCTGAATAGTGTTGGTAATATTCTTCAAACTTCTCTTTAGTGTATAGTGATTCTTTGAAAAAGTCAATTAGTAATGTTGTTCTCTCACCTGGATTATTATTAAAACCATTGTGTACCTGTATGTCTGGTTGAAAAATAAATGCTTCACCTGTTTTCCAAGTGTACAGTTCTTGTTTCCTAGTTTCTAAATTCATCACATGCATACCACTATCTGTTCCACCGCCGTCGTCTAAACACAGTTGGTATCTCCAGCCGCCCTCGTTGTCTGTGTGATTACCAATCTTTGTGTCTGGGCCTACTGTCATTATTGCCACGTTAGTTTTGTAGGGAAATTTTCTCAGTATCGAATACAACATAGGGTAATCATTAAATGACTGTCCTTCGTGCTTACCGGACTGTATACCTAATGCTCGCCATTGTCCATTCACATAATCACCCGACTTGTCATCAAAGTCGTCTGGTAATCCCCTAACGCTATCTGAAAAATCTTCAGGATCTAAAAATATTTTGTTGGGCTGTGAATCAAACTCGTGTTTAATCTCTATGAAATGTTTTTCTAGCTTTTGAAAACACTCTCCTTGCTGTCCGTGGTAATATGATTTATCAAGCATTTAGTATATTAACATTTTTATCATGTATTTGTCTATCATGATCTTGCCAATTACTAAAAAATTGTTCGCCGTGGTTAGTTAATTCTTGCTGTTCACTTAATTCAAAGTAGTCTGTAAACTCTGTGTTGTTTATTATGATTCTTCTGTTTTCGTTACCAAATACGTACACTATCACTTCGTCATCGCCCAGTGATGTACCTAGTCTACTATCTTCTACTCTAGTCCATCCACCGTCTTCTTTGACCATGTGTGTACCTGATACCTGAATTCCGTTGTAGTCGTATAAGTTGTCAATCAAGAACTTACCTGTTGCGAACACCTTGCCACCGACTGAAACTGTGTCACCTATGTCCACTTGCTCGACCGGTTTCAATGACCCGTCTGCCATAGAGATCATTGTGCCTGCTATGAAACAACCACCGCCACCACCCGATCCACCCGAACCTGAACTTGATCCACCTGATGAGTCTCCAAACCCTGCCGCTGTTGATGAGAATGTTATGCCTGAGTTGAACAATGCCTTCCAGTCACCACTGACTTTAACATATCCTGCTGAAATTTCTTGCCATACTCCTGATATTTTTTGATATATGTTTGTGACATCTTGCCACACTCCACTAACCTTTGTGCTGGCCTGCACTCCTACGTTGAAAATAATTATTGCAAGACCGTTTCCACCTGTTCCCGATGGACCTGCTCCTACTGCCACTCCTGAATCGTAATATTGAACTCCGCTTAATTCTAAAGAAACAACACCCGGTGCTGTCCCTGAACCATTAGATTCTGTTCCACCTGATGGTGTTGTGTTTGATCCCGAATATCCACCGGTTCCGTTAGTGTCACCTGATCCACCATTTCCTGATTTTCCGCCATCGGCTCCACCACCGCCAGCTCCACCACCGCCTCCATCACCCGAGTGATCCTTGCCTTCTTCACCTAGTGTGCCTGGTGTGTTACCTGTTGCATTATTTGAGTTTATGCCTGCTCCGCCGTTTCCACTTCTACCTGATCCGCCGCCGCCTCCACCACCACCTGCTACTGCAACTGCTGATCCATCTACAAATACTGTTGTGGCTCCACCTGCTCCGCCACCTGCTCCTGAATATGGTTGTGGTCCTGCGTTACCGCCGTTTCCACCTGAAAATCCTGTCTTACCTTTTCCGTTGTTTCCGCCAGGGGCACCGCCACCTGATCCGCCACCTGCACCGCCACCGCCCACTGCTATTTCGAGAGTGTCACCGACGTTAGATGTTAATGAAAAACTTGTTTTTGTGACATAGTGTCCTGCGGCTCCTACGCCACCAGGTCCACCTGCGTCTGCACCTCCACCACCGCCTGCACCACCCCATAGGTACATGTCTATAGAAGTTGAACCTGCTGGTATGCTTACCTGTTGAAGTGTTCCTGAATACTGGAATTTTTTAATTACTGTAGGCATGGTTATGCCTCATACTTGAACCAGAAGTCGCCATCGCTTCCGCCACTTGGATCTGATGTCGAAACTGTTTTTGCTGAACCGCCCCAAAGTGATCCAAAAGCAACTACCTGTCCAATACTTGGAACAGAAGTGTCTGAACCATCTGATGTTGTAATTGCCGATCCAACTGCAGATAATTCTACTCCTGCTACTGTGAATATACCTGATGAGTCTGTTTTTATAACAGCACCTTGAGATGTTGCACCGTTTGTAGTTGCAACGGAATCGGTAATAACTTGAGAATAGTTTGTATTTTCACCTGCCATCCATCTGTTTGTAGTTGTCTCATAGAATAATCTAGCGTCGTCTGTGTCTCCTGTCTCAACTATAAGTCCTGCGTCTGCTTCTCCGTTACCTGAGTTTACTTTGATAAACGCATCGTCGTATGTTGTGATGTTTGAAACTGAACTATTGTACTCTCCTGTGATGTTTAAGTTACCTGTAATAGTAACATCACCTGTTAATCCTATTGCTCCAGTGGATCCTGTTAGAGTAATTGGAGTTTTTGTAACTCCACCGTCATTTACTGTGACTTTTAAATCTTTATCTTGCGATGTCTGTGCAATCGTTACATCGTTGCTTGAAACTGATACTGTTAGTTCTTGTGCATCACCAACAATTAATCCTGTGTCATTGTCGATCGTCAGTGCACCTGTTGTTGTGTCTGCCGCATCTGATCTTAGGAAGTTTCCACCTGCGATAACTGTGCCTGACGTGTTTGATGTTCCTGATACGTCAATAGCAGAGGCCTGTGTATTTGTTCCATCAAACACAGCACCTAGTGTTGAGTTTAATGTTAGTCCTGCTTTGACTGAAGCGAATCCTGTCTGTGTCACACTTGGTGTGAAAGTCGATGCTGAAAGTATTGCTACTCTTGTGTTACCTGCATACATTGATGAAACAACACTTGTGCCTCCTGAGTGTGCTAATGTTTCTATAAACCAACCGGATAATGTTTGCGATTTAGTATAAACCGGACCTACAAGTAACCAAGCTGTTCCTGTGTACACATAAAGTTGATCATCATCTGAATCTGTCCAAAGGTCTCCAGCTGATGGTGTAGTCGGTGCAGTTGACTGAGATGTTGATCCGCCTGTTGGTTCAAAACTTGAGCCGTTGTATACTTTTAAATTATTTGTGTTGTTATCAAACCACAACTCACCTTTCAAAGGTGCTGTTGGGGCCGATGTTGATGATGAATTTTCTAATAGTTTTAGAAGGTTCTCATTTAATAATTCACCAAATCCCGAATAACTCTTTCCAAAAAGTGTTAAACTTGTTGAATTATCAATAGTACCATCTGTTATGGTAGCAACTGTTGTTCCGTCTGTTCTGTTAATTGTGTACGCCATTTGCTTATATTTATAGTCTTCCTACACTTATTAAAATTACGTTTTCACCTGCGTCTGTTTTATTTTCCATTGCTTTTCCCACTATAGAACCTAGCACGGGTGTGAGTGACTTTCTGGCACAACCCGGATGTTCACTGCTAGTTGTTAAAAGATCACCTTTTGATATAACACCGTGTACTTTACACTTAACTTTTCCCACAAGTGCTACTGCCTGTCCTTCTGACTCATCGTTCATCAAATATGCAGGATTTTCACTTATGACTCCTGCCACGGCAGTGTCGTGTGCTGTTGTTGATTGTGTAATTTCTTTATCACCGCCAAACACCACAACTGTTCCTACTTCGTACTCCGAGTCTGAAGTATATTTCTCAGCCAAGTCAGCGTATTGTGCCGATGTTGCTTTGGCAAAGACTGTGTTGTACTTGTAGCTTGATGTACCTATATCGTATGTTGTGTTTGCCGATGGTCTAATTAATGTTGATATCAGCGTTCCTGTCATTGTTCCACCTGTTAGTGGCAAGTCTAAACTTGATGTACCTGTTACGTTTCCTGTAACTGCACCTGTTAGTGGTCCTGCGAAAGCTGTCGCTGTAACTGTACCTACTACTTGTACCTTTGTGCTTGGTGTTGTTGTTCCTATTCCTATAGATGATGATCCACCGTCTATTGTCATCACTGTTGTGGTTGTACCACCATCATTAACCTTGAAAGTAATGTCTGTGTCTGCTATTACGTTTGATATAATAACACCTGTGCCGTCTACTGTTATCGATAAGTCACTGTCTGCACCGACTTGTAGTCCTGCATCGTTTATTACTCCTAATGTTCCTGACGTAGTGTCATTCGTATTTGACTTTAAGAAAGTACTTGCCAATGCACCACCTAGTGCATCTGCATCTGAGGCTGTTCCTTGGAATTTTAAATCTGATATTGCCGTTGAAAGTGTTATACCTTTCTTGACTGTTGCGAAACCTGATATTGAAGTCTTGGGTGTGAATGTGTCTTCTGACACTATTGCAATCAAGTTACCGTCATTGAATAATTTTGTTATGTTCTGTGTTGCATCTGATGAGTCCAGTATGCTGTCATACGTGAAACCGTTTGTGTTTCCTGTTGTTCCCGGTGGTCCAACTAAAACACTTGCACTGCCGTTGAAAAAATAAAGTTGTCCTGTATCAGAATCAATCCATAGGTCACCCTGTCCCATAGTGTTTGGAGCAATCGACTGATAAGGTGCATTACCTGTAACTGGAACAAAACTAGATCCGTTGTAAACTTTTAATCTACTGGCACTCGAATCATAATAAAGTTGTCCTTGTATGGGTTTTGTTGGTTCTGTACTGTTTGAAAAGTTTTCTAATATGTGTAAAAAATTCTCTGCTATGGATTCTCCATATCCTGCATATCCTTTTCCTATAAACGAAAGATCAGTCTGCGTGTTTACAACACCATCCTGCACTGTGTAGGCATTTGGTGATGCCGCACTGTTTGTCTTGTTTACTGTGTATGCCATTTATTAGTACCCTGTGTTAGCACCTGAAGTAGTTCCGCTGATTGTGTTTGATGTTGACAGTGCAGTTGAACTTGTTTCAGTGAATGTTGTTAATGATTGTATCCTTAGGGTGTAGTCAATCTGTATAAGTCTGTTCAGAGATTTCTGTACCGGGTGGAATACAACGTGTGTCAACAGTTTGTTTGTTGATCCGTTCTCTGTTCCTTCCCAACTTTTTAAACCCAGTTCGTCAAAAACATAGTCTCCATTGAAATCTGTCGTGTTGTCAAAAGCGGCCTGTCCTGTGGGCTCACCATAATCCAAAGTACAAGTCACGACGATGTCAGTGTACTTGTTACCTGCTGTATGTCTTACTTCCATTTTGTTTCTTGTTGTGTCTTTGTTAGTAGACGAGTTGTCATCTACTACTTTATAATATGTTTGGTTGTACAAACTTGCGTTTGAACCTGTTGAGTTTGGTGTAAGGTACGTGATTATACCAGTTGGATCAACTGATGTCCCTCCATTTCCTAGTGCCATCTCGTGTACAAATCCTGTAGTTTTATTTGCTAATGAATTTGCCAATGCCTGAGACATATTTTCGTAGTGGATTGCGTTTCTTTTGTCCACTATTACTTCGCCCGTTTCTGGATCAAATATCTTGATATGACCCGTCATCATAACACCTGTGTTATCCTGGGGCTTCTTGTTCTCTTCTTTTGATTCTTGTGGTTTATTGTCCTGTGTCATCTAGTGTATTTATTCAGGTGCGTTTGTAGGCTCGTCCGCTATGAATTTAGCTTGTTGAGTCGTAGAGGCCTGTAGACCTTTACCATCAGCTGGATTACCATCTAACGCTGAGTACCATACCTGTCCTTTCTTCATTAGTATTTTAATTTGTGTTCCTTCTGCTGGGGCGTACCCTAAGTTTACTGCCGTAGTAGATCCGTCCACAGTGTAGTTAACAGTTGAGCCGTCCTCGCTAGTCAACAACAATCGTTGGCCACCAACAAATACGTCTAGTTGACTAACTGAGGTTGCGGCTACTGATGTGGTAAACGTTGCTGTGCTACCATCACCTGTATGGGTGTCAGTGTACACAGTGTCCGTGTAAGGTATAGTTTGAGTTCCGCTGGCATCTACCACTAGTGTGCCACCGCTATGGTCCTTAATTCCTGTTCCAAGTGTTCCACGTCTCAGTTGTCCCAACGTGTCTCCATCTTTGGTGAAATATTCAATTCTTTCCTTGTCTACAAAGATGATTCCTGGTGTGTTCAGCACGGCACTTGGATATGCCAATAAAGAACCATCCACAACCTGTATGCTTGTTGATTCTGGTGTGATATCATCTCTTAATTTTGTCGTATGTCCTTTAGAAATTCTTTTGTAGTGTGTCCTGTTTAACATATCCTTGAAGATTCTAAATCCTGTGGCACCATGGGCTGTCTCTACTGCAAAGTATAACACATCTAACTTGTCACTATCTGTGATAGTTCGTGATGGATCTATCGTTATAGTGTTTCCAGAAACTGAATACTCGGCAACATTGATTAACTGTTCTCCATTTAACCAAACATAAGTGTAATCACTGTTTAGTGCATCAAATCTCAATTTGAATGTTCTATTTGGTTGTCCTGCTAGGACCTCTCTTCTCAATTTTGTTCCCAGAGCATTGTTGAATGTTGTTACAGACAGCACATCGTCTGCTGTAAGTGTTAATCCATCTGATGCTATCTGTGTTGCGTTTAATATTATATCGTTACTGTCGTTATAGTATTGGAAGTCTGTTAATGTTGTTATTGCTATCACATCAGTTCCGGCCGGTGCAGTTGTTAAAATAACATTGTACGGTGCTCCTGTGGCATCTGCAGTTGTTGTCGTTGCATCTGCAGTTGCAGTTGATATAGAAGTCGAATCGTCTGCTGTAAATACTCCGTTTCCGAAGTCTACAGTGAAATCTGTGTTCAGCACCTGTGCAACACCATTCACGTGTACCTGTATCTGCGATGCAGTTGTAATTGTTTTCTCAGGATCTATAGTTGAATCTTCTCCCAATCCAATCACTGGATTGAATGAGTATGTACTTCCGTCTCCTAAATAATAAGACACGTCTGGACCTCTCAAGACTTTTCCGTTTACTTCAACCATAGTAAGTGCCGAGAACGGTCCGATTGATCCTGGTGGATAAGTTAATGTGTATCTGTTCGTTGATCCATCATATGTTATTTGTTCGGATCTTATAGAAGCATAGCTTCTTGTCGATGACGCTGACTTGTTAAATCCTGCAACTTGTACCAATGCATCAGCCGCCGGGGCCGAGTTGAATACAACTGTTATTGTATTTGCAGTAGTAGTTGTTGTGAATGCCGTTGTTGGTACACCTTCTACTGTTACGAATATTTCACTTGACGTGGAATCTAAATTAAATTCTCCTCTAGTTGATGTTGTGTAAGAAACTGTGCTTCCATCACCTGTGTACTGATCCAGTACCCTGTAATTTTCTCCCGATATTGCAAAAGTTTTTGTTGTTATCAATGCGTTCATTACCGGTGCTGTTCCAAATGTTATTGTTTTGTTAGCAACATTCACTGTGTAATCCGTTGTTAATTTTTTAATTACATTGTTTACTGTTACAGTCACTGATCCTAATGTTCCTGGGAAATCACCAATTGGGAAAGTTGTAGTTGAACTGTCACCTCTACTGAAAAGGTCTGATATAAATGGCACACCCGATTCTGGTGATGTGTAAACCTTGATGTCTACTGAATCAAAAAGCTGACCAGGAACTGTTTCTTCTGGAGCATAGCTAGTTTCTGGTGACAAGAAATCATCGCCTTCTAACAATACATCACTTGGTGCTGATCCTAGTGCTGATCCAAAAAGTCCGCCCTTTATTATTGAATCTAGTGTCCTGTCGTCACTTGGAGTAAGAACACCGTCGTCATCGAAAGGTATGAACTCTATCAACGCATCTTTATCAGGCATAAAGGCCAATGTAAATGCAGTCGTGGATCCATCTCCTCTGAATACTTCGCTTGTTTTCTCTCTAGTACTGTCGTCTCTTGTTTGATATACTTGATACACATCTGTTGACAAAGGTGCTTCGTCAAAAGTAAATGTTGCAGAGTCTCCGTCTGCGGCAAAAGATTTGATACGTGATGCACCGTAACTGTCCCAAGTGAAATCATACCATCCCGATCTGTCCCATCCTTGATCTTGTGAGAACAACAGTCCTGTTACTATTGTTCCACCGTAGTCAACCCCTGTCATCACTTGCGACAGTTCGTTGCCCGGCATTCCCGTTCCTGGTGTGTAGAATCCTTTTGTCCTGTCCGCGGCTGTCAGTCCTGTTTCGTTGCCATATACTTTGTATACATCACCTATGTTATCATTAAAGGTCGATGTTGCTGTGAAGGCACTGGTTGCTCTGTATAATTCATTTTTGTATCTTATAAGATCGTTGTAAGAGTAACTGGAAAGTGCTGTCCAGTCCTGCACTCTGGATGTGCTAGACACCCTGTCAAATTTAATTGTTGTATCTATGTCCCTGACAAGATCATTGTTCAGGTAAGCATATGCTTTAGCTGTGTCTGTTGGTGTTGATCCATCTTCTGCACCACCTGTTAATATAACAGCAGGCGTTGTTGTGTAGTTTGACCCGTTTGTTACCAATGTTATTTTTGTAACTGCTCCATCTGATACTGTTGCCGTAGCTGTTGCCACAACATTGTCCGGTATCGTGTACATCTTGATCGATCTAGATGCTGTTGTCAGTGCATGATTAGAAATTTGACTGTTTGGCATATAGAACGTGCCAGAGTATTCTGAAAATGTGTGAGAGTGTGATGCACCAGATCCGCCATTTTGCGAGTCCCAAATGTTAGATTGTTCAAGACTAGAGAACAATGGATAGTAATATCCAACAGATCCTGATGACGCTCCACTAGAGCTTGTTCCGTAAATCTGGAAAGGACCCGTTGATCCCACAGTACCACCAAGTATTGTCACTGTTGGTGCAGTTGTATATCCAGAACCTCCTGATATTAATGTTATACTTGTTACGTGTTTCTTATAATAGTCATACCACAGTTGATGTGGGTATTCTGTCAATTTGGTTACATCCAATGACTCATTTAAATTTCTTATCGAACTTGTACTTGGATCATAGAACGGTGGATTATCGAAGTCTGTGAATATACCGTCCTGTGTGTCTGTGCTTGTGTAACCTAATTTGTATTCTCTTAACTTTGTGTGGAAAGGTTTTACTTCGTTTATGTAGCTCTCTATCCAACTGTCTGTGCCTATTGTGTATGTTTTCCTTTGATCTAGCTGTCTAACATTGTTTCTTGCATTAATAAACGATGTCTTAAACATCCAGTCAACATAGGTCTGTTCAGATAATACTTTCCTTAGTCCTGTAAAAAACAAAGTGTTGTATTCTACAGCAAGAGCATTTATAAAAAGATCATCTCTCAAAGCAGTTAAAATTTTTCTAGTTTCTAATGCCGGTTCTTGATCGAAGAAGTTACTATCAAATGTGTCTGCATCTGCAAAACCCGTAGCATCTTGAGTGTAGTCATAAAGTTTTGTTGAAAGTCTTATTGTACCGTTCTGCGTTCCAACGTTCGTCCACCCTGTGCTAGTTTTCATAAACAGTTTCCATCCACCTGTATCTGAACTTGTAACCTTAACGTGTTGTCCTAGCTCTACGTCTAATGTGTCTAGTTCATACTCGTATGTAACCTGTTTGTCGATTGGTGTATTTTCGTTGTGTACCATTTCATGTATTGCAGTATCTGTACCGTACCAGTCTATGTAATTCCAATAATTGCTAGTGTTGTATGTTTGCACTTTGGTTCTTGAAAACACAGATCCGTCCCATTGGTATATCGCCCAGTAACCTCCGATTGTTTCGTCGGCCTTGACCAGATAGTTTACTATACCTGACAATTCTTTCGTGTCTACGTAAGTTAAGTCTGCATAGGTGTCTGCTGTTGCGTCCCATTCTAAACTTTGTGCAGTTGGCTCAGGATCTGCCGAATCTAAATTATCCAAATTAATATTGCCTGCAAGTTGATTCTTTTTCAATACACTGTTAGCATAATCTATGATTTCTTTTAGTGCATTATATCTGTTCACATACCAACTCTGTCTTGGTCTTAAATTATTTCCGTATCTCTGTGTAACTAGTAGGTCTGGATCTGGCACTTTGTCACCTGTGCTGTTTGATCCTATTAGTGAATTCCACCATTGGTTCTCTATTGACGTTCCTGGTCTGTATTCCTTGTCCCCTTCCCTAACTAATTTCCAAACGCTGTGTGCATCTCCGTCGAACGTGTTTGTCCTGACGTCTATGTTTAATACTATGTTGTCTCCTAACCCAGTTGATTCTGAGAATATTAAAAATTTATTTGTGTCTGTGGGTGCATACAGTTTCAAACCATATCTTTCTGGCGATGTTATAATATTTGAAACATATATCGTGGTGTTTTTCCTCACAACAACCGAGTTGGTTGGCATCTCTGATGAATTTCTAACCCAGTAGTAGTAATAGTTTACAAATCCGTCCAGTGCTGAACTGTATTTCTGTTTCACTGTGTAATTCGTATCGGTAGGATGTAAAGGTGTACCGGAAGTTTCTCCTGAATCGGCTCTCAATACCCATTCGCTTGGTAGGTACCTTGACTCCACCCATTCATAAATGTGTATTTCTGATCCTGGGAAAATTCCACCCCAGTTGTTTGTTTTGTATTCCTGTGTGTCCTGCTCATACCATAACCATTTTACTTTGGATAGATCCCACCATACTTCGCCTACATGTTTCTCAGCCCAAGCTAATTTTGTGTTTTCTTTTGGTCCAAAATTATATTGTGCAGGATCCCACGGTGTTTTGATGTTTATCTCTCTGTCTGCTATTCCTGGTATCCTTCCTTTAACAGGATCATAAAGATCTAGATAGTCCTGTACTTGTTTTGTACTTTTGTTAAACTCGAATGCAGTTCCTAGTTTGTTAATATCTAACAATGGTGTTTCAGATGCTATGTTTTTCCAAGAGTAAGAACCGTTTGCTTTAAGATCAAACACAGTAACCGTTCCGTCATTTACCACAGTCGAATCATCATTTCCTAAATCTTCTGGAGAACCAACATAAACAACATTATCAATTGCACATACTCCTCTTCCGAAGTCATCATTTTCTGAGACACTTGTTGTTACTAATCTGTCGTCTATTATAAATTTAGTGTTGTACATAGTTGCTGTATACACACCACCTGAACCTATGTTTAGATCAACTATTGCTGTGTCTTGTAAATCAAATGTAGTTTCACCTGAATCGAATTTCATTTCTCTATCGTTCGCAAATTTTTCAGCACCTATCACAAGTCTTGTTCCGTCGTTGTTTAAATCAAGACTTGAACCAAACCTCATATTTGTCTGACCGTCTGGTGCTTTTATAGTCTGCTGTAAAGTGTATGATAAAGTGGAGTCGCCGTCGGCATCCCATTTGTAATAATAAATTGCGCCTGTGTCTGCATTTCCAGTAGACCCATCATCTACTCCTGGAGCTCCTATAACCAATGTTGTTCCGTCCTTGCTCATTGTCAACGAATCTCCAAAAGCAGTGTTCAATGACGAACCGTCTGCTGATACTCCTTGTATTGTCTGCACCAATGTGTATGCGTGTTGTGTACTGTCATCACTTGACTGTGAAGTTCTTCTAAATATTTCTACCATACCAGCATTTCCCGGCGATAGAGAAGAAACTGCTAATATGTCTCCAGTGTCGTTGGCCTCTAGTCTGTGTCCAAATCTCTTGCCTTGTCCTGGAGCACCTGATGTTAAAGTCAAACAGTTTGTCCACGTGTCGTACGTAGAACCGTCTGCACCAATTCCCCATTCAAACATATAAATTTGTCCTGTATCTGAATAGTAACCCGGAGCACCTACGAAAAGATATTTTGCTGATGTTGATCTAGTTGAGCTCACACCTGGTTCTGAAATCTTGTGTGACCATCCAAAGTTCTGTGCCTGTGCTGAATCAACCGTTGAGCCATCCAGTGGTGCTGAAAGCGTGTTTAATATTGCATACTTGAATGTTGTTGGATTCCACAAATAAATCTTAACTAATCCGTTGTCACTGTATCTTGTACTGCCATCACCATTGTGATTTACGTTGGCATATGGTGCACCTGCAACAACAAAGTTCTCGTCTGTACTCATTGATAGTGAGTAACCTAATTTACTTGATGTATCATCGTTGTCTGTCATTGTCACAGACGATGCAACACCAAAACCTGTTCCTGCTGATGAATCGTTTCTGAAAAGGAAGTGTAAAGTACCTTGCCCCACTGTGGGTGCTGAAATTACAACTGTTCTTCCATCATTCCTTGCAACTATCTGGTATCCAAAATCCTGATCAGAAGTAAGGTTTGCCGGCGATAGTAATCTGTGTGTTGTGTATGGATCTTGTTTTTCGTACACTCTCCATAGACCCGAACTGTCTGCATCTGCAAATACCTTGTCTCCTTTTCGTAGTATACTAGTATTCTCATCTTTGTAAACTGAATATTTTAAAAGATCATTGACGTTGTCCATTGATGCTAATCTCACCGATACAAACTTGTATATGTTTCCGTATGAATCTGCTGTCGATCCATCTGCTAATGTTGGAAGGAACGCAGTCGATCCTGTGTAGTCTACCACAAGAGTTTTATGACTTATCACTGACGAAACTGTGTAAACGTCATTCAAAGAGTTGCTCTCTCCGTTAGCTATTGCAAAGTAATCTGGTAGTGAGGTTGGACTGCCTGCTGATAGTCCATGTGAATCTGTAAATGTTATTTCTAATTGCGAAGCATCGTTAATAGGTAGTAATTCAGCAATAGTAAATCCTGCTGTTGTTATTCTAAAGACATCCCAATCTTTGTTGGTCTTGTTAGCGACCCATACCAAGTCATTTGTTGTGATCGCATTTACATCTAAAAATTGTAGGTCGTCTATTTCAAATGCCGTGTGTTGTACCTGAGAAACCTGTGGATAGCCTGCTGTTTGATAATACTGTACACTGTCTCTGTCCACACCTGTTGTCGCATAATTGTATTTTGCAAAAGTTGTTCCTGTTGTATAATCTAAAGGCTTAGAATATAATTCGGTCTTGGACACATAAATCGATCTAGGATATTCTCTGGCTTCGTTTGTTGTTTCAAACAATTCAAAACTTTGTCTGTTTGATATAATTTGTTCTTGTTTTAATTCTAATTGTATACTTTCTATAGCATCCGTGTTACCAATTTTTCCTACCCTAATCATCCATTCAGGATATATGTCTAAGGATATATCTTGATTCTCATACTTCGCTTTTAAAAGTTTGTCTATGGCACCCTGTGTACCCTTCTCTCTGATGTATCCTTGGTAGAACTTGTACTGAGAAACGTCATTAACAAATAGATTCTCTAGATAATCTCTGCTCTGATACCCAATTAAATGCTGTGCCAGTCCCTGCTGTGATTCATCAAAGTTATTTGATTCCATGTTGTAAAAATCATTGAATTGTGAAATCTTGTAATCAAAGTTTGGTATCAACTGTGCTTTAGGTTTTTCTTTTTTGTATATCCAATTCGATGTTACAAATGATGTTGTCGAATTATGATTTACTTTTGCAACATAAAACTTTCCTTGGTACTCTACCGAGTCACCAATTTTGTAATCTGTATTTGCTATCCAATAAGTTACTTTTGCCGCATCAAAAACAAATCCCGGTGCATAGTAGTCACCGTTCCAGCCGGCTGTTTTCCAACCTACAAGTTTCAATCTCGCTTGTCTAAATCCAGTTGCTTGATCGTACAAAATATCAGAGAACACTGTTTTGTTGTCAAATAATAATATGTGTTCCTTCTGTACCGTGTTCAGTGCTATGTTGTAAAGTCCTTCACTATTTTTAAGTGCTAATTCAAATGTCTTTCCTATACGTTTGGTGCTTACATTACTAATGTCAATTTTTCTTCCACCTGCGTCCAGCAACGAGTAATCTCCTGCTAGATTCCTTAATCTGCCTACTATTGAATTTTGTGTGTCCAATGTAAAACCGTCTGCTCCTGGCGAAACTGTTATGGCCGATCCTGCTGACAACTCTTGTGTTGTCCAAAATAGGAATTCTCTTGCGGCATTTTGCCAGTTTATAATCTCTTTTAATTCGTTCGAAAATTTGTCAAACTTGAATCCTTGCCCTTCTAACCATTTTCCATGTCCTAACAGAAAGTCTACGACCTGTTGTATGCTATTAAACACGTGTCCATATGGTATAGTCTGTGCAGTAGATGAGTATGTGTTATACATTTCTGCACTTGTTCCTGCCACAGATATTTTCTTACTTTTAATATTTTTATTAGGATGGTAGAAAGAAAAATAAGGTTTCACTGTTGAATATCCAAGTACCTTATATCCACCTGTCAACGATGATCCGTCTATAGATGTGTCTGTGTTCAGTTCTATCAGTATTCCTGAATAGTCAAAACTGTTTACAGGGTTTGATGTTCTGAATAATATTTTGTAGTTCTCGTCTGGTATAAATTTTGATCCCGAAGTCGATCCTGGTGAGACAGAATCAGTTAATATTTTCAAGTTGTCCTTGTCTGAGAAACCGCCAAGTTTATATGCTAGTTGCACAGACAAATTTTTCATTTTCGTATAGAATAAAAGGTTTGGATCAAGATTTCTTGATATCAGATAATTCACAACCAGTGGTTGGTACCCTGATGTAATATATCTCGTAACTACACCTGTATTTGTGTCGGTACTAGTTTCTAAATGATATTTTGCTGTTGCTAATTCTTGTCTTACACCTGTGTCTGGGTCTATTAAATTACCTGTTACATTGTAAGTTATTCTCGAAGTATCAAAGAACAGTCCAAAAAATTTCGCAGGTTTTGTAAGTGCTAAAAGTTTTGTAACACTGAAAGGATAGGCGCTTGATCTTCTCCATGCCGTTTCCGCTGGTGCTTGATCTCCAAATTTCCAAGAAAGTTTTCTATTGGGTATGTCAAATTTTTGTACTAATCCTATTGCTAAAGGATCTAATAAATTTCCCGATTCGTCAACAGGAATATAATTTGCTATGCCGACCTTGCCATACCTACCTGTATGTGCCGCCACTGCGTCCCACAACACTGTGTTTCCTGATGTGTAAGGTGCTGTGCCGTATGTCGAATCCCAAGTGCTAGGTTTTTCCGAATGACCTAAAATTTCCCATGGTCTTACGTGCGGAGCATCTGTGTCGTAGAAATATTTGTATATGCCTCTCCAGTATCCCGGTAGTTTTTCGTTATTCTTTGTATCAGTGGATGTGCTGTAATTGTAAGTAAACGGTGATCCTTCAGAGAACGCCGTGTTGTTAATGTACTGAACTCCGTTCCTGCCTGTCCAAGTGTAAAAGTCAGGTCCCATTACATCGTTTATTTCAGATAGTGTATATTCTGTAGTTGTAAATGCCGATGGTAGAACATCACCTATGCCCAATATCGTAGCATCGTACTGTGTTTTTAAATTGTTGTAAATCCTTTTCTCTAATTCTAATATTAGATTGTCTCTCTCATCACCGTAGGCTTTTATGATCGATCCATCATGTTTCCTTATCACTGATTGGCTAGTGATGTATGTGTCATCTGTGAATAGCTCGGGTTTGAATTTTGGATACAATCCAAGTTTAGTTGGTGTTAGTGGAACGTAGTTACCGGTTGTATCGACGTAATCCCTAATCTTGATAATGTCTCCTGCTACGAGAGTATGGATGATATCTATGCTGTCGTCTGTTGTGCTAACAGTATAGTCTGTATCTTTGATCAACTGTGAATCGTTTAGATATATGTAAACTGCTCTGTTGTTCGGTACTGTCATTGCATGAACAGAATCAATTGCGTATTCTGTTTCTGTTGAATCCATTACTGTATAAGTTCTCAAAGAATAGTTTTCACCAACTCCTATCATATCATCGTAGTAGAAAGGGAATGAACTGTTTTTTCCTTGATTCAATGCCTTCAATATTTCATCTACTCTGTCCGCGGCTATGCCTTCGTATGCCGTTGCTAGTCCATGGGTTAAAAATGCATTATAAAATTTTTCATATTCCTTGTCACAATAATCTATCGCTGTTATTACATTGGCTTCTTGATCTATCAAACCAAACATAGCCGACAACAACGAACCTTCGTGCTGAACTATGCTACCGCCTTTAAGTTTAGCTTCTGGTTTATCCCTTAAATTTGATGACTTGAGAACATCTCCTGTTACATCTGAATTCTTTTCATATATGTCCTGTAAGTGTTTTAATACCTGTCCATATGTGAAAGTGCTCAACTGTGCATTTAAAGGATTCGTTGAAAGATTTTCCGGAATCTCGTATATACCTTTGTCCTCGACTTTGTCTGCTGTGCTGTAACCTGCTACACGTATTTGATCTCCCACTGATAGTTCTTCAACAAACTTGATGTATTTGTTAACCGTACCACTTACTAATGTGTAATCTGTTGTTAAATTTTTTCTTTCACCGTTCACCTTAACAGCTATTTCTAGATCTGTAAGTGACGCAGAATTTTTATAGAAATCTATTTGGAACAGTTGTTTTTCTGACCTATCAACTATGAAAGTTCTTACAACTCTCTGTTTGCTCTCTGTTTTTCTTTTTATCCATGCACTCTTAGAATTGTGTGTTTCTCTGCCTGTTGTGTAGTGCAGATGTCCTTGTGCTAATTTTTTTATAACTTCTACGTTTCCTGCCTTGTAGGTAAATGAACCAGATGTATGATCGGAATCAAAAACAATGTCACCTACATTATTAATAGTGTTGTACTTGACTTTTATTCCTAGCACTGTGTCTGTTGTTGCTGTATCCGATACCTTAAATTCAAAAACTTTTGCACCTGTGAAAGAACTGTTTGGGTACGTTACTGCATCTGAAAACGCAATATGGTTCTCATCGTACATATTAAAAAGCGGTTGTTGATTTACTTTTGTCTTTTCCTGTGCTGACTGCCAAGATAATGTGCTGTCTGCACCATATCCCCAAAAATAAGTTTTACCTTGGTTTGATGTTCCTGACTCTATAAAAACACTGTCACCGAGTTCTGGTATGGCATCGGCTTCTTCTGTTAAATTTATGAATGTGGCCGAGTCGTCGTCTAGTGACACGAAGTTTACTTTATAAATTTTACCTTTTACAGTTGGATCTGGATCTGCGGCGAATATAATTCTCATGCCTTCTGCTACTGTGACCCCGTCAACTATGTAACCGTTTTGTCTGACCACATCAGAGAACGCATCAACCGTAACTGTATCAAACAATGCTACTGAAGTTTTTGCTATTGTTCCGTGGTTGTAAAGTTCAAGCCCTGAATCAAATTCTATAATAGGTCTTTTGGCTCTGTCTGTTTCAAGCAGTGTTGGTGTGTATCCTATAATGTTTGCAACTTTTTCTATAACATCCTTGTGGAACCATCTGTTGTATCTCGACCATGCATTCTGGTCTCGTGAATCTCTTTTAATTGTTATGTAGTCTAGTGCTTCTGGCCTGTAATTTGCTTTGGCATAAGGTCTCATGTCGAAATCTACACTGTCGTATAGTATTGTAGTTTCCGTAGCGTAACTTTCCGGAGTTATAAGGTCAGTAACATTTGATAGTGTTATCGAGTCTCCCACTCCCTCAACATAATACTGTTGTCCAGAATATTTGCTGTCTGATACATTGGTTCCAAATTTTATTTTCATTCCATTTGAAAGTGCAAGTGTTCTCAGTGAATAATTTTTTAGTCCTATTATATCGTCGTCGACATTTATTTTTGTCGCTGTTTCTATAGATCTTATCACAATTATGCCGTACATTGTGTCGTGTACTCCACACTGGTAGTACAATACATCCGGTGCCGCAGTCGGTACCGTGAAAGTTACTGTTCCTTCTGCTACTCCTGAGTTTGTGACCCCTGTTGTATAATGTGTTGACGTTGATCCGTCTACATCGACCCCTTCCTTGTATGGTTCTGTCATTATGTAGAAAGGCATGCCTTTCGCATCTACTGAAAATTTATATGTGTTACCTCTGTAAAGTGTTATCTGAGGATTCCTTTCGTTTTCCTTGTGTGGGAAATTCCAAGCTCTTTCAGAACTGCCGTCATCTTCCCATACTTCAACTTTGTACTCCGAAATCGCTGTTGGGCCGACACCGTCTATAGTAACAGGATTGGGACCGTCCGGTAACCAGTAGTATTCTCTGTAATTAATTAGTTTGTCAAGATCTATTGCTGGATTCCAACTGTATACAGTTTCCTTGTTTAACCTGTCATGGTTGTCTACCTTACCGCCAAAATATCTGATCTGATTTATGTAGTCATCGTACGTTGCTGTAAACTTGACCTGATCCTCTGGATTTATTGAAGTAGTGTCTCTGTCTGTGTATGTCACAGCAGGTTCCAACTGGTATGACGTTCTGTCTCTGTCCGTTGCCGGAATATATGTGTCTGTTGATATTCTAGTGTATGCGTCCTGCCTTCCTATGTATCCATCTAATCTCTCCAGTGCACCTTTCTGCACCAACGGATCTAATGTGCTTGATAGAAATCTCTGGTTGGCATCTGTTCTGTAGAACGCAGGTAGATGCTGTACAGTCCTTTTTATTTCTGTCTTGCCGTTATCTTGTGATATAACTTCTTGATTTGCTTGTGAATTAGTGGGTGTGTCGACCATTAGTATCCAGCCCCACTACTACCGGTGCTTGTGCTTGAGCCCGATCCTGATGTTGTAGTGGTGCCGGTTACTGCTGAACTTGTCGTGGTGTTTGATACAGTGTTTGTCGATGTCACAACTGTGCCCGATGCCAACAATTGGTTGGCTCCTAATGCACTAATAATTGAAACATCATCAACGGTGGCCCCACTGATAAAAATCTCGTCTGCCGCACTTGAAACTTGGAACAGAGACCCAAATGTCTGTCCCGACTGGTTTGGCACTATCACTACTGTTAGTAAATCTGGTGCCATTTCATTGTGTACGTAAGCGGCTAATTCTGTGAAGTAAAAAGTATCTCCAAAATCCCAGTTGTCTAGTGCAAAGAATTCGTTCACTGCGGCGATCACTCTTGTCTTGATCACTGCATCAGTAACATTACTACTAGCATTTTTAACAACTTTAAATGTTGCCTGTAGTTCTTCGTCCGCGTTTGAACCAAAAAGTATGTTGTATTTCACTGGGTGATATACTATCTGATCGCTCAATGATTTCAAAGGGTTAAGTGTACCTGAATATGATATCCTTAGCTGGTCTGCTGTACTTTCTGTTGGTTTAGGTCCTCCGTCCTGTAACCATATTCTGAATAGATTGTCGTATGTTCTCTCCAACATATACACGTCAACGATGTTTGATACACTAGGATCAATCCTAGTTTCTTGTCCAGCGTTATGTTTGTAATGGAAAGATAATGTGCTTCTGCCTCTTTTAGCTTGATAATCTGTTGTTGTTGAAAGTGTGTTTGTTGTTGAATCGTATTTCTTAATAATATCCTCAGTGGCATCGTAGAAATAAAACAGTTGACCGTCTGTGTAATTTGTCGAGTTAAGTGTTATGTCTGCTTCGTTCTCCGACACAACAAAGTTTGTTGCGGCGTATGGTCTGAATCTTTCTATATTATCGTACGAGATGTATTTTTCAAAGAAAACAAATTTATTTGCTATACTTGTGTCTGGCTCAACAACTATGTCAAATATGTCTGGATTGTCAACAACTCCGTCATCGTCATCATCAAAAAAGCCGACCTTGACTTTCCTGTTGTCCTGGAATCCGTCTGTCTCAGTCACCGTGTCCACTACCTGCCACGTGATAGGATATCCTATGCTGTTGCCTGTTGAAACGATAGAGTTTGTCTTTAGTATTTTCACAGTGTCCTTGACACTTTTCCCTGTCTTGTAGTCGTAAATTTTTTCCTCGACATCATAATGGAATTTATTCTGTGATTCCGATTCAAATATGTAATCTAGTGATCTGTAAGTTACTGTGTATGTGTTGCCGTCATTTGTGAACTTGAACCACCAACTAGCATCAACATTTAATCCTGTTGTGTCTCCCGCTCCTGTTAGTGTAAAAGCAGTGCTTGTACTTAGATTGGTTGTTGTTATCACTTTCCATTCTTCTGATTCTACATCGTATCGCAATCCAAAAGTTTCATATGCTTCGATCCTGTCAATTAGATCATTTTTTAATGCTGTTGTAAAGGTTGTAGTTAGGTTAGGAAATATAGACGAAACAGTGGAACCATTCGGTATTACATCATTTAGTGTTATAGGTCCAACTCCTGATTCTAAGTTACCCAAACCACCATTCGCACCATCGCCTTCTACAGCACCTATTTTAGCCCAAGACCTGTCCTCGGCGTTGTCTGTTCCTGCAGTGACCAATGTATCATTTAAAAATTCTCTTGTGTCTGGTGATGTGAACTTGATCAAGGCTCCTGGTTTTGCGTATTTGAAATTAGAAGTTGCAAAGTCACCGATCGTTAATGCTCCACCCGATGTGAAGTATCCTGTGTTCGTGTTTGTTCCTGTTGTTGTTGAATTCCACGTAGATGACAAAGAACTTAAATCTTTTGTTCCGTACTTTAAGTAATAGAATTGTCTAGAATACGGTTCTTTAATCTTTGTTTCTATCATACTATTAAGCGTTGATAGAATTACATTTCTGTTTGTGAAAGTAAAAGTGAATGTGTTTAATTTTTCTTCTCTGTATAGTATTCCGTCTTCCGCAAACACACTAACGTTTGAGTAGGCGCCTGTTGGATCTAGTATCTCTTTTGCTCTAGATATCCCCGATGCTGATCTATTAACCGATCTAACCTTAATAATTTCTTGTGATGCTGACAGAGGTACAACCTGGTAGTCCTCAGAAGTTATCATTCTGTTTTGAGAGTAGTAAACCTGTGGTGCTTTTTCTCTAATGGAGGCATTCGATTCCGTCGCCGCACTGTTGTAAACGGAACTTTTCAAACTTGCTGTGATTGTCAATGTCTGTTGTGCACCGTTGGCGTCAGTGTATGGAACAGGCAACTGTATGTTCTTCATTTCAGATGATTGTATTGCATACTTGGCATTGTCACTTGTTCTGTAATATGTTGTGAAAGTTCCTAAAGGTAAATTAGTGAAGTTTCCATCTCCAAAAACTAAATCAATAGTGTCATTATTTTTTGTTACAACATTGTAGATGTTTCTTTCATTTTTTGTTAAAGAATTGTATATGGCATTATTACCTTGTAATGCCGGCACTTCTTTCCATTGCTCTCGAATCTGTCCAAACTGATCTGTTTTGTATAACCATACATCGGTGTTGTTGATGTTTGGTGTGTTTATTGGTTTCACATAATTTGTTGTTGATGAATCTATTGTAAAATTTTCTGACAGTAAACTTCCTTGTTTAAACAAAAGAAAAAATCCTGTGTTGTTTGAGGAATCTCCTGATCCATCTGATCTGTATGTGTATGTCAGTCCTGTGCCTGTTACCGGAGCCGACTCGTATATTGATTCTGAGTTGTTAATCGAACTCGGTACAACTTCAAACTGTCTCGACACTCCGCCTACGGCTTTTGTAAATTTAAATATCGGCAAGTCAATTTGGTTCGAACTCAATGTGTAAACTTCTGTGTTTATGCCACCTACTGTTCCTGACTCTCTTGGTTTGCCAAAAAGTTGTCCTGTCTGGTTGGCCGCATTCATTATTGCAGTGAACTGGTCTCTGTAATTGGAGTTTGCACTATCGTTCCACACTACATTTTGATTTGCAAGATTCGTGCCTGATGAATCTGTAACGTCCTGTGTTGTAGAAATTGAATCAATTTTTAAAAGTCCTGTTGCTGGCTGGTTCCTACTTGCATTGTAACTAATCAGTCTCGCCAATCTCAATACAGAGTTTCTTCTAGATGCAGTTTCTAGGAAATTTTCTCTTGCATTCAAGTCAACCCTGAATGAAAGTGCCTGTGCTATGTAGGCGATCAGATCGATAAGTGCGACATATTCAGAACTCTCTACGAAGTCGTTGAAATCATCTGGATAATTCTCACTTAGATACGATACCATTGTTCTACGAAGTGTCTCAAAGTCGTAGCTCTTGAAATCTGCCTGCTGGAAGGACTGGTAGATCTTTGTCCAATCTTCCGCAACTAATAATCTGTTCTGTCGTTCTGTAGTGGCCATAATGTGTTAACAATGATATTTATGTGTTAGGAAATGTGCGTGTATTAAGATAGACGCAGGAGTTGATTTTCATCAAAGCCAAATCTTAGTTTTTCAGTAATGTTGAGCGGAACATAGGTTATAGTGGCCTGTATGGCTATACCATGTTGCTCTTGTGTCAGTATTATTTCCTGTGCGGCTATACGGGGATCAGCATTTAAATTTGCTGTTATGTCTTCCACTATTGCATCTTTAAGCTGTTCTGTTAATGGTTCAAAAATAGCATCGTATATCATGGTGCCAAATTCCGGGTTCTCCACCCTCTCGCCCTTACGCACAGATAACCTGTTGATCAGGTCCTGTTTGGCACACTCGAAGTCATACTGTTTGAAGTTCTTCTTGTCCGCTCTAGAACTGAACCCTTTGAAAGTTATCCCACCTGCTCCTGTGCTTGATGAATTATTGCCGTATGCCATTAGTTTAATCTCCTAAATTCAACATCCACCTTGCTGTAATCTACCATGTAGAATCCTGTGTCTGTCATTTGTCTTGCCCATGGAACTTCCTGTGCCATCACGCCCTCGTATGTTCCATCAGTATGTTTGTATTTAAACGAATATATGTTGATGCCCGAGGGTGACTTGCCAACTAATTGTATGTCTTCCTTCAATCTGACGTCACTAAAAAATCCTCCACCTGAGAAGAAACCTGTGACAGCAGATACGGCTTTCGTGGCATATGATCCAACTGATGTCATTAAACTGGAGTATCCCGATGGTCGAAAGGTGGGACCGTAACCACTGCTTTTGAAGAAGCCTTGAGCTCTATTCACTATACTTGATACCTGTGACATGTTTGTGATGTTGCCTGCCATTACATTCTTGTACACGTTTGTGACTGTGCTTATGCTGTCTGTAACTGATCCTAAGTTTCCTATGTTTAGATTTCCTGTTATGCCCTTTACATTTTTCAACACGTCATTTAGACCTGTGCCATACACGTTTCCACTTGTCCCAAATTCATCTAAAACGTTTCCTCCGCCACTGCTACCACCTAGTGAGAACAACTCCCCGACATTGTTTACGAACACGTTGTCCTTAAACAACTTCACTGCACCGTCTCCGGATATGCTTTCTATTACTTGATTGCTCAGCTGTTTAGTTAAGTTGTTCTTAACACTGTCTATTGTGTCGTTGATGTCGAAGTTCTTCAACTTGTTGGATATACTTTCTATCTCTTTGAATTTTCCTTTGGCTTGGTTTATCACATTGAAGGTTTCGTCGTATTTTTCTCCATACTCTGTTACGAACTTTCTAGCCTTGGTAGCATTTGTTGAATTTTTCATATATGTTCTAAGTGCAGTTTCTGTGTCTGCCTGGAACTGTCCAAGCCTGATGCTCTCTACTGTGGAAAGCCTGTTCTGTTGTTCTAGGTATTCCACCGTGCCTGGTGTGCTGGACAGCCTGTACCACTGCTTGGTGTCCAGACGATCGCCCAGTGGATCCGAGCTTGGTTGCTGTCCCTCTGATGTGAATCCTCTGAATCTCGGCATTGGTTCGTGTGTAACGAATCTGTGTACTGTGGTCTTTGTTTTCTTTGTAAAAGATTGTAGTGGTGCTATGCCCTTCTTGGCCAGTTCTACGTCTCCTTCATCACGTGGTGTCATTCCTACCTTGTCCGTGGTTAGCCATCCTGGCCCCCAAGTCGAACTAGCACTTGTAGAATTAAAGTGTACCTGTGCTCCTGCTAGGTGTATCTGTCCTCCGGCTCCGTGAAGTTGCGTTCCTCCTGTGAATGAGCTTATACCGTCCCTAGCAAAATCCCTAATAGAACCTGCCTGAGAGCTGTTGAATATTCCCTTGTCTCCGATGTTAAACATAGCTTCTGCCGATTGTACCATGTCTGTCTCGGCCGCCATCCTTATAGATCCCTTGGCGTGCATGTTTATGTTGGCATCACTGTGTAGATTGAAGTCACCTTGTGTCCTCATGTTTATTCCACCCACTCCCGAGTAAATGTCTATCTTTCCCTCTGAATTCATTTCTATCCATGCATTACCTGAACCATTGGCTATGTACACAACTCCTGCTGTGTCGTTCATCAACAATTGGTGTCCCGAAGCTGTCCTTAATCTTGTCAGCTGGTTTGATCCGTCTATTGCACCATCGTCCATTGTAAACGTGTGTCCTGGAAATCTGTCTACCGATGTTGGTCTTTTGTTTAAACCCACGGGTGGTTTTTTTGAATCTGGTCTTATCCTACCTGGGGTGCTTATACCAAACACCTGACTGGGAGTTTCTCTCCTAGCAGATGACGTAGTAGTTCCCCTATCCGGGTCTGCTATCAAACCCTGTTTTAACAATTGGTCTGCTAATATATCGTTGACTGGGTACTTCCATTGGAATTGACCTAACGTTGTTGAAGATACTTTCTCGTCTGTTATCTGCCTGTTAAGTTCTCCGGCCGGTAAAAAATCTGTGCCATATGAATTTTGTTTGGTCTCTCCTCCCAGTTCCGATCCCGAGGCTGGTAGTGATGTATTTGTCGACGAACCATGTCCAGGTATGCTGTTGTTAGTGAATGGATCTTGCACACATCCTATCCAAAATGCATTGTCCCTGGTCTGATCGCCCTTGGCGAATATTACTAATACTGTGGTGTCTATGTCAGGTGGTACTGCCCACATTCCGTAGGCGTGTTGTGTATCTTTGTAACTGTATGGATCTGTCTTAGAAACTGTGCTTAGGCTCTTGGCACCATAGAACGGTGACAGGTACTGACACCATGTCAGCTGATCTGGTATAGGATCCAATGTCCCTGTCAGTGCTGGAATGTTCACTCCTAGTCTTCCCATCCTCATCGGATCGTTTGACAATTTGACTGTCGCGAGGTACGGACCTGCGTCCTTGCTAAGATACTTCTCATTGAAGTCTTTCTGGTTGTCCTGTGAATCTACGTATCCTCTGTGATCATTATAATCTGCCATACTTTAATTTATCCTTGTGTTATGCCGAGTCGTCGTTAAAAGCACCTGTATTGTACCCCTTTTTACTGGTACGTTTTTTTGTATCAGGGAGACTAATGTTTGCCGCTTTAACCAACGTTGGTGGTGCTCCTTCTCCACTCTGGTTGTTCATCCTTACACAGTGGAGTGTTTGTGTGAAGGCTCCGTTTTCAAAACGGTTGTCTATTTTGTACACCTGATATACACCACTGAAGAACAGATTTTCATCCATTGTTTTTGCTTCTCTGCTAAACATCTCTCCTTTTTTCTCATTTATGTCTGCCGGGAGACGATATTTTAAATTGATTATCGGTTGGTACCTGTCAGCATTGAAACTCTGGAACTGTTCACTAAACTCCTCTCTGTCTATGGTTGATTGTTGGACTCCTCCTGCTATTGCTTTTGACTCTGAATCAAGCACTGGCACAAACGTGTCCTGACATATGTAGGCTGGATCTCCCAGTATGTCTATCTGTATGTTCATCATGTCCGCTGTAGGATTTGTAAGATAATCAAAGAAAGCCTGGCTAACTGCTTTGCCTTTTCTTTCGTTTTTGTCCTCCGCTGTGGATCTGCCTTTGATTATCGAAGGATATGTTCTCAACGGCAGGTTAATTTCAGGCTGTTCTTCTCGACCAAGTACAAAATTAGTGAATGTACCAATGGCATCCTTAGCACCTTCCATGGTAATGCTGTCTTTATCTTCACGCACTGCTCTCATGTAGTAGGCAGATTTATAACTGAGCCTCAATGACTGTATGTCTTGGTTTTCTCCTGTGTAGAGATAATTGTAACTCTTCCTAACAAACTCATCCCAGTTCACTTTACCTATGCTTAGGCCCGGTTGCAGAAGTTTCAATATGTGTACCTTGTAGGGTTCGACCCTGTAATGAATTTCCTTGGGGTGCATCTTTGTAATATTGTCTAACTTCTTGTTCAAAGTCTTTACTGTTGATTTGATCCTGAACCATGGTACATACTGGTTTTCCTTGAAGACCGTATACAGTTCTTTTTGTCTTTTCTTGTCTGTCAATATTTTAGCAATTTTTTTGTTGTTGTAAAGACGATTTCCGTTGAAATCAAATCCACCGTCGTCCTCTTTGAAATCTGTTACCACATTTGTCATTGTGAGATATGTCTTCCAGAAGTCTGATGCTAGATCACTGAATGGTGGTATCGACCTCATGTAGTCCGATAACGCTTCAGGTATACTAGTACCTTTGGGTATGTTTCCCCCTGGTCCTGCAGTGTCTCCGCCAGCAATAAAACCATAGCCGCCGATAGTTGCCAGATCTTGTTCTTCAGGGAACTCCGTTTCGTCTAGCTGTTTTATAGATTTACTGGCGTGTACACCAGGTTTAGAAACATATGTGCTGATCTTTTTTGTTATGTCTGGATGTACGGTGAACTTATATTCATCTGCGTATTGCCTTTTACCGTCCTGTATCTCTTCTTCCATGTCTTTCTTTATGGCGGCCTTCACTGTTGTGGCCCACTGGCTAGGAGTACTGGCTTTGTACTCTAGCTTTGTCCTGGACATCTTGTACCTGTCGTCATATGCCATCTCGTTGATAGGCACCGCAATTATGTCGTACACTGCTCCTCCTTCATTGACCTCGAACTCGACCCTAACAATAAGTATTGGAATTTTTCTTACCAAGGCACCACTGTTAATAAGATTGGTTGGCATCTTGCCGTGTTCGTCTGTGCCTTTGAACTCTATCGTCAGCAAAAAAGGTGCGTCCTGGTAGTCCAGGAACCCGTTCATGTATGCGGCTCCCCTGACCTTCTCCGTAAAAGTTATCGAATAGGGCTCGTGTATCTTGAAATCTAATTTGGTGACATTGGCTAGATTCCTCTGTGTGTTCGGACCTACCGTTGACATTATGTTTACGTCCTCTATGAATAAGTCGTGATTACGTGCCAGTATGCCAGCACTCTCCCCGTACTTGCCTCCCTTGGCATTGTATTCGAATTTCTGTAAAATTTGATCTACCCGCCTAGGATTGAATGTATAGCCTCTCTCTGCTTCCAGTCTTCTTTCGATCACTCCTTGCTGTACCTCTGCCGCTGTTGAGTTTAATATTGTGTTTGTGCTTGCCTCTCCTATACCGGCACTCCTTGCTATCACGTGATGTGGGGTGTTGTACAAGAACGTCTGATTATCCAGCTCGTCTTGGGTAAGTCCCGACAGCGTGAACAGTGAATTGTACGTGGCAAATCCGTGTAATGGATTCTCTGTGTGTTGTGGATATTTGCTTGTCTTGAACGGATCTAAGGGTTTGGCAACCATGTTATACTCCTAGGTCGCTAGAGATGTTTGTTGACTTAGGCAACCTTATCGTGACTCCTGGTTTAAAATCATATATAGGATCTTCTATCTGGTCTGGATTACGTTGTGCGAACACCCACCAAAGTCTCGGTGAGCCGTACAAGTCATAAGCCAATAGGTCCGGCCTGTATGCGTATGTTCTCTCTATCGTGTAAGTTCGATCGTCGTCCTCTGCTGTCAATGTCCTAGGTGTCAGTATTTCGAGATACTCATCATTCATTAGAGTATTGAAATAAGGAGATGTGTTGGAATACTTTGTCATTAAATGAATCCTATGTTGCCATCGCCGTTGCCGTTAAGTTTGCCTTCTGCAAAATCTCTCAGTGAGAAAGACTTGATACTTTCTCTACTGTAAATAGGTGTCACTAAGACTGATATGGTTGAAAGAGATGGTGCCCATGTTTGATCTTGAGAATTTGGATTAAATGTACCTGGATCGAAATCGTGTAATGGTGTAGAGCCCGGTGCTTGTCTTTGGAAAACAGCGTCCTGCTTTGTTGATATGTAATCTATCCCTGATCTTAATTCTACGTTGAACGAATTCAACACTACCGGAACTTTCTCAAACATGTTTTTTCCGTATCCTGATAAGTGCAAGATCGGTGGTGGATTGCCTTTAAAATTTTGTTCTTTACCAAAAAACATCTTTGTCATTGTTCTTAGGAAATTAACTGTTGCCACCCAGTAGGCCGCGTCATCCTGATTCTGTACAGGAAACTCTCCAATGATGTTAAAAGAATCTACCTGTGAATTCTTGTATGCCTGGAACGGATAGTTGCTATGTGTTTGGGATAATGCATTGTAGTTGGCCATGTGCTGTATCACTATGGAAGGTGTCAACGGCCAAAAGAATCCACCCAGATCGTTCAGGGGAGCCAATCTCGATTGGTTGTTCCCAAAAAATTCATTGTACATATCAGAACCGCTAGGTAGTTGTAATCTCACACGCCAATCTTGATTGTCAGCTCTGCCTGACCATTTGGCTGTTGCGTTAATCAGCCTGCTATCTGTGTCTAGTCCTGCACCTCTCAAACGCTGAAGGGTTTTGTTGAAGCCACCCATTACCACGTTTTTGACCACTGATCCTAGTGTTGGTTTGTTTGCCATTTTTTAGGTTGTTTTTCCTTGTTAAATTCTGTATACTTAAACTATATTTATAGGCATTATTCTAGGCGCATTTAATTACACTTACGGCACTATTCAACAGACCTGTTTGTGGTCACTTTTACACACTAACATATTGGAGATACAATGAAAAGAGTAAAGTACCTAAACAACAGAGATCTATTGGCACAAATACATGCCAGCAAGAACACGTATTGTTCTTATTTGACTCCCGAGGACGCTCGATATGATGTTATTGTGCCAAACCTGAAGAAGATCAATGCTAATGCAGTTGCACAAGCAAGAAAAAACAAGTCCAAGAGGCTAACACAGGAAGCGTGGCAACTGGCCAAGGACAGTGGAAATAAAAAGATAAAATTATCTGACTACACCGTCAGCACAAGAAAAATAGCAAAGACAGATTTAATTTTTAGGGTCATGATGTTCGATCACATACCCTTAGACGATTTAAGGAAGAAAAATCCCAAACAAACAGCGGATCATCACAGCAAGGTAAATTTCCCTCCTTTCCAACACTATAAATTTGATGAGAAAAATAAACTTATTTGTGTGGGTAAATCACACTGGGTAGGCGGAATGGAGAATGGACACTTTTCATGTGATCACGGTAAGATAACAAATTCACTTGCAATGATGTTCATGAAACTCTGTGAACGTTACGGGACAAGGGCAAACTGGAGAGGCTACACTTACAACGATGAGATGCAGTCGCAGGCGCTGATGCAACTGTCACAGATTGGTTTGCAATTTGATGAATCGAAATCGGAGAATCCGTTTGCATATTACACCGCGGCGATAACAAACAGTTTCACAAGAATATTGAATATCGAAAAGAAGAATCAAAATATTAGAGACGACTTGTTAGAGTACAACAACATGATGCCCAGTTACACAAGACAGAATGAAAATACTACATCAACTCCGCAGTACAAGAAAAGAATGGAAACTGTACATGGAGACGTGCACCAAGTTAATAAATCCGGTCTTGCGAAACTGAATAAGATATTAAAGAAAAAAGGCAAGATTGATATGAAAGACGACTTGGATACAGTCAAATTCAAAAACAAGATCGATATGACTAATCATAAACCAACAGTTAAAAAGAAATGGTAACAAATGGCACTATTTAAAAAAGTAGCTTGTTTCACGGACATACATTTTGGAATGAAGGGAAATTCCAGAGTACACAATGACGACTGTGAAGCATTTATAAAGTGGTTCATAGAACAATCCAAAGCACAAGGATGTGAGACTTGTATATTTCTAGGTGACTGGCATCATCATAGATCAGCAACAAACGTTTCCACAATGAACTACACAGTATCTAATATGGAGCGGCTGGCCGCGGCATTTGAGAAAGTGTATGTTATTATGGGTAACCATGATTTATATTACAGAGAAAAAAGAGAAATTAATTCCATGGAATTTATTAGGAACATACCAAACATAGTTCTTGTTAATCAATGGATCGAGGACGAAGACACAGCAATTATTCCGTGGATTGTAGAAGACGAATGGAAGAAAATTGCAAAGATGAAAAAGAAATATGTTTTTGGACATTTTGAACTGCCATACTTTAAAATGAACGCTATGGTCGAGATGCCCGACGTTGGTGGAATACAAACTGATCATTTCGCAGGTTGTGAAAAGGTTTGGTCAGGACACTTCCACAAGAGACAAGTAATGAAGAATGTGACTTACATGGGTAATGCGTTTCCCCACAATTACGCAGATGCATGGGATGACGAAAGAGGAATGATGGTTATAGAGTGGGGTAGTGAGCCCAAGTATATAAATTGGCCAGATATGCCAAGATATAGAACAATAAAGATATCACAGTTACTAGAGGATCCAGACAAACACTTACTACCTAAAATGTATGTAAGGGTTACACTAGACATTAAAATTTCATACGAAGAAGCGAATTTTGTAAGAGAAACATTCATAGACAAATACAGTTTGAGAGAACTACAACTGATACCAGAACAAGTGGACAATGCACAACAACCAACCGTTGAGGTGCAGAAGTTCGACAGCGTGGATCAGATTGTTATCTCACAACTGCAAGGTGTTGATTCAGAAACTTATGACAAGAACATACTGACTGCAATTTATAGGGATCTGGATGTCAAGAATTAGTAAAAAGAAATTTTGGAATATTTTAAAGAAGGGTCCTGCTAAGACTTGGAATACAAACATATCGGATAAAGATACTCCTCAAAGTATATGGATCTCCGGTTACAAGAGATGGCGTAAATTAATGGAAAAAGTAAATGCTAACAATTAAAGAACTTACAGTAAAAAACTTTATGAGTGTGGGTAACCAGGCCCAAGCAATTAATTTTGATGATAAAAGTTTAGTGCTGGTTATCGGAGAGAACATGGATCTAGGTGGTGACGATGCAGGTGCTAGAAACGGTACAGGTAAAACTACTATTATCAATGCACTATCTTATGTGTTCTTTGGTGAAGCACTAACAAACATTAGAAGAGATAATCTTGTAAACAAAACTAACGGAAAAGGCATGATAGTAAGTGTTAAGTTTATCAAGAACAACATAACCTACACTATTGAGCGAGGCAGAAAGCCACAAATATTTAAATTCTATGCCAACAATATTGAACAGAATATTGAAAGCAACGAAGCACAAGGTGAAAACAGAGAAACACAACAAGAGATAAACAAGCTAATGGGAATGACCCATGCCATGTTTAAAAACATAATTGCATTGAACACTTACACTCAACCTTTCTTATCAACCAAAGCAAACGAACAAAGAGAGATCATTGAACAGTTGCTTGGTATAACACTGCTATCTGAAAAGGCCGACCTTTTAAAAGAGAAGCAGAAAGCAACAAAACTACAACTAACAGAAGAAAAGATGAGAATAGATCAGGTAGTTGCATCAAATAAAAAGATAGAAGAATCGATCGAAAGTTTAAAAATAAGATCTAGTGCTTGGGCCAGTCAAAAAGAAGGCGACATAGCAAGTTTCCAAGAAGCAATAGCAGAACTGGACAAAGTGGACATCGTAAAAGAACTAGATGCACACAAGAGACTGTCCAAACACAACGAGATGCAAACTGCATTAAGAAGTTTAGAGAAGGAGAAAGCGTATCACGAGGATTCGTTGACCAAGGCAGAAAGCACAGTAGGAAAGACAGAGAAGGATCTAGAGTTTGCGGAAGCGGCCAAATGTCCCACCTGTGAACAAGAACTGCATGACGACAAACACGAACATTTAGTTGGAAAACTGAAGACCACACTAACAGAGTCAAAAGAATACACAGAGAAACTTGTAGGCGACCTTGCAAAAATACAGCAGGATGTAGATAAAATAGGAGACCTAGGCAACATACCAGACACGTATTACGACACAATGGACGAAGCATACAATCACAAAGGTTCATTGCAGGATCTGAAACGTCAGTTAGAACAGACTGAGAAAAAAGAGGACGTGTATGCAGAACAGGTTGAAGAATTAAACAAAAGTGCAATACAAAAAGTAGATTATGTAGTAGCAAACGATTTAGAAGATTTACACAGACACCAAGATTTCTTGTATAAACTGTTAACAGCAAAAGATTCATTTATAAGAACAAGGATCATAGAACAAAACTTAACATACTTGAATCAGAGACTGGCACACTATCTGGGCAAGGTTAAACTACCGCACTCGGTAACTTTCCAAAGTGACTTGTCTGTGCAGATCGAGGAACTGGGCAGAGAACTAGACTTCGACAATTTAAGCAGAGGTGAGAGAAATAGATTGATATTGAGTTTGAGTTGGGCATTCAGAGATGTTTGGGAAAGTCTTTATCAACAGATCAACTTGTTGTTCATTGACGAATTGATCGATGCTGGTATGGATATATCAGGTGTTGAGAGTTCCATGGCAGTTTTAAAAGACATGAGTAGGACACAGAAAAAGAATATTTTTTTAATATCTCACAAGGACGAATTGGTAAGCAGGGTAAACTCTGTGTTGAAAGTAGTAAAAGAGAATGGTTTTACCAACTATGCCAATGACGTTGACATAATTGTTTAATTTTTATGTTGACAGAACCACATCTTACGTGCTTTAATAACACTAACGTTAATTAATGTTATCGTACGACAACTAAAGGAAGGACAAATATGTCACAAGAAACACATGACTCGATCATGACAGAGATCCAAACTTACTCAGAAGAGAATGGGAAGTTTGTAGACAAGGGTGTTAAAGCGTCTGCAACAAGAGCCAGAAAAGCATTAGCAAATCTTTCAAAGCTGATCAAAGCGAGAAGAAAAGAGATTCAAGAAGTTAAGAATGCGGCTAAAACAGCGGCGTAATTAATTAATTTGTTGAATGCATTTAAAGATGGGATCAAGCCTTTACTTTTAAGTAGAGGCTTTTTCTTTTAGTGTTCTATTTTTATATTAGAAATAAACGGATCTGAATCTAGAACAAGTTTAACAGTTTTCCCCACACCAGACACATTGTTTAAATTACCAATTGTGATATGAGAGGACCTAAAGCCTTCTCTGTTGGCCAGTTGCCTACTTCTTTCTTTTAAGGCGTTTTTCTCTATGCTGTACATCTCAAATTTGTCTGCTTCAAACTCCGCTGTACTACCTATGTTGATGACTGTGTAATGTTT